TGGACACCGGGCGTTTGTGCTTCATGTGCTCACCGCAGACGGTGAACTTCGGGCAGGCAGCAAGGAAGGCCACGCGCTCGGGGGTGAGGCCGATGCGCTTCGCCCAGGCGAGCGTGTCAGGTGTCAGAGCCTCCATGACTTTGCGAGGATGCGTCCCTCGGACATGATTTGCTGACGGGCGTTCGGCTTGAAAATGTACTCCTGGTCGAAGGAGTGAGAGGCGCGTATCTCGGCGATGCTGTCGAGCTCTTCGTCGTTCGCGGGGCCGACACCGGCGGTCGAGACGTAGACCGTGCGGACCTTCCAGCCCTTCTCCCAAAGGATGTCCTGACAGACACGCAGCTCGTTAATGTAGCGCCAGTCGGAGCAGACCACGGTCTCGGGGCTTACCTGATCGTGGTGCTTCATCACCGGGCACCAGTTAGCGAAGTGTCGGGCAAAGACGTCCTTATCGAGGCGCCGTGCGAAGCGACCCATGGCAACCAGGGCGTCACGGTTCTCGCACTTAAAGTCTTCGGCCATGAAATTGCCTTCGAGCCCGAGGTAGTCCATGAAGTGATTGCCGGCCTCTTTCAGCGCGTCGGCAAAGTTGATGTGCTCGGCGGGGCGGGTCGACCACTCGAGCAGGCCCGAGGCCAGCGTGTCCTTACCTGCCCGGGCAAACCCACTGATCAGGACGAGAGTCGGTGCGGCCATCGGGGCGGGTGCTGAGGTCATCGGATTAGAAGGGAGGAGCGTCGGGGAGGGTGTCGGCCACCGTCGGCTTCTGGGAGCCCTTCGGGTAGGTCAGCTTGTATTTCCATTGGGCCTTGCCGTTGTATTCCTTATCTGGAATGGCCTCGACGCCAATTAGGCAAGTCTGGCCGCAGGCTGGTTCGATATATTGGAGAAACTCTGCCGGCGTTGCGTCGCTTCGGATCTCGGAAGTGAAGTTAGAAGAGAATTTCCCTACCAACATGGCAAGGGGTTTAGACCACATCGGGGAAAATGACTTATACATTTTATGGCCGTTGCCATCGATGAACATCAGCCGGCAGGTAAAGGTGTTGTCTTCCTTAACCTTAATCCAGTCGAGGTTGGGACGAATTAACTTCAGTTTATAGGTGCCCGAAACACTGATCGGGTCGAGGGGCTTGCGGTCGTTTGTAGGTTCCATGTTAGGCAAAGGTGATAGGGGTGGCGGTGGTCGTGGTCTTGACGTCGATGACCTGGACTTCGTCACCGTAGGCCGGCCACTCGCCAAGGGTCGTGCACTCGCGGTAGGTTTGCAGCGCCTTCTCAAAGTCGGCGACGGCGTAGGACATAAGTTCCGGCCCGATCTCCACGACGGCGGTGGCGAAGGGCGGCTGCTTCTCGATGAAGAGGAAGCGGAAGCCGAGCAGGCGGCGGCCGTAGGCGGTCTCGTAGCAGAGGCGGTAGAAGTAGGCCTGCAGGTTGTAGCGGTAGGCTCGGACGGCCTTGAGGATGCCGGCAGGGGAAGCGTCCTCGGTGGTCTTCAGGTCCCACAGGTAATCACCGGCGACGCCGTCGATGGCGCACTTCAGCTGGACGCCGTTGTAGTCGGTCGTGAACATGAACTCGGTCTTGTCGAACTCAACGCCGAGACGCTCAAGGGTATGCCTAGCCCTGGAGGCGATGATGTGGCACTCGGCGGACTCTTCGGCGCTGACGACCGTCATGCCAGGCTTGAGGGACGACTGGAAGGCGGCGTAGGTTTCCTTGCCCTCCTTGGTGCGGCGGTCGACCTCGGGAGCCGTGATGAACTTCTCGTTCAGGGCCTCGGGCTGGAGGACGGCGCAGTGGATCAGCGAACCCATGCGGAGGGCCTTGGTCTCTTCGCGCTGCTGGTTGAGGTAGGCCTGATAGTGGGCCGGGGACTTGAGGAGTTCCTTGGCGCCGGAGTAGTTGAGCGCCTGGATGCCGTCGTAGATGACGCGGTGCTGGATGGGGTCGGGTGGGATACGCATATGTGGTGTGGGTCTTGGTGTTGGGTGTTGGTGGGAAATCAGAGGGCGTCGTCGTCAGGGGCGGACTCCTCGACGCTGGCAGAGATACGGCGGACGTCTTCGAGGGCCTTCTCGGCGGCGTTCTCCATGGACTCGAGGGTGTTCCGCAGGACGCGCAGCTGGACGACGAGCACATGGATGCGGTCATGCAGGGGCTTCACGGCGGCGGCCTCGTCGGCGAGTTCGACCTGATCGGCGAAGACTTGCAGCTCGGTGATGGCCGAGCGGTTCAGGTCCGACAGCGTGATGATGTCGGCGTCGTGCTGTTCATAACGTCCGGCGATATGCTGGACGGTGGCAAGCGAGCCGGTGATGTTCTCGACGAGGCGCTTGATGGATTCGCGGTTGGTCATCGGTTGAAAGTAAGTTCCTTTATCTCTCCGCTGGGGGCAAGGGTAAAGAAGCGCACTTGCGATCGTGCCAGGGACGGGTGCGTCTTGCGCTTCCACATGCCGATGTCGGAGAGGAAGTCGGCGTGCTTGCGGGCGGTGAACTCGACGTAGGGATAGCCGTCAAGGAGCAGGAGCAGGGCGTATTGTCCTTTGATGGTACGGGCGATGCGTTCGATGCCGGCGGGGGTGGAGGTCATTTGATGGGCTTCCAGACGTTGAGGCTCAACAGGTATTCCCAGCGCTGACGATCGGAGAGGAGGTGGAGGTCGGTCTTCATTTTCTCGTTAGGGGTCTGCTGCTTGAGCCCGGGGTGAGCCAGGGCCTTCGCGGCGGCCTTCGACCTAGCCATGGTTGCGGGCCTCCTGCCATTCCTCGATTGCCTCGATGAGCTCGTCGGCGTGGATGCGCTGCGCGTGGCGGACGCAGTACCAGAGGGCGTCGCCGGCCTCGCGCATGCCCTCGAGTCGCTCTTCGAGCTGACGGATGCGGGCTTCATATCTCTCATTGTCGGCTCGGCGGTTGTTCATGCCGGCGTTAATCATAGCGTTAGAGGCTTTGGTATATCGCTCTAGTTTGTCCTTTAGCTCTGCGATTTCTTCATTCTTAACCTTGAAGAAATGCATCGTGACCTCGTCGAGGTTGTCCGGTTCTTCGCTCATTATGATCAGTTGGAAAAGTCGTCTTTCTTAATGGCGTCGGCCAGTTCAGCGTCGCTCGTCTTAATGATCACGAGCATGGCCTCTAGTTTGGTATTCAATACCCTGTTCAGTTCCTCCAGCTGACGGATACGGGCATCCTTGGCCGCGAGGAGGTTCTGGGAGTGAAGGGCTCCGAAGGCCGCGTTGATGGGGTCGATGGGGTCGCTCACTTGGTCAGGGGGCGGGGGGTGGGGGAGAAGGCAGGGGCGGACTGGGAAACGGTCGCAGAACGGAAGCCAGAGGCCACGGCGCCGTCATCGTCGAGGTCGACCGAGATGCCGCACGCGGTCTGGATGGATTGACGGCGGATGTAGGTGATGGCCCCGCCGATCTGCTGGGCGGTCAGGCCTTCGGCTTTGACGAGCAGGGTGCCGAAGTCGAAGCGCTCGCCGGAAGCGTGGAGGAAGGCGGTCGACACGCCGACCTTACCCTCCTGGCTGACAAGCGTCTGGATCAGGGCGAGGTCGTGGTCGAGCAGGACGGGCTTGATGGCGTCGAGCAGCGCGTCGAGGGAGACGTACTTGGCCTTGAAGGCCGGGTTGATTTTGTTGGCCTTCACGTTGTCCAGGGCTGCGAGCGCTTGAACGAGGGCGGAGGTGGCGGTGGTGGGGGTGGGCTGTTTGCTCATGGTGGGAGATTATTTGGTGGCGTCAGCCTTCGTGACTTCGCCGGCCTTGATGGTGGCCTCGATGTCAGCCAGGGACATCCGGGTGTAGTCGGGGACGAAGAGGTTGTAGTAGGTCACGCCGTTGCGGATGGTGGGGGTCAGCAGGCGGGCGACCTTCTGATCAGGCAGGACGATGTAGGACGAGTCCGCGATGATGCGGTATTCGGCGGGAAGTTTGGAGTCTTTCTTCATAGGGGAGATTAATTGATGGCGCCGCGTGAGGCGGAGTCGAAGATGAGGAGGGCGTCAGCGTTCCAGAGGGTGACGTCTTGGGTCGGGAACAGTTCGGCAGCGCGGGCCTTCAGCTTGTTCTTCCACTGGGTGGTCGTCAGGTCGCCCTTGGTACCGCATGTGTGCGTCTTCTGCCAGATGGCGGGGCGGATGCGGTGAATCTTCCAGCCCATGGCGACGGCGGCGCCGTAGAGGACGCCCGTGTTCCACATCAGTTTCCCGATGGCTGAGCCGGGGATGTTCTTGCCGGCGAACAGCGGAGGCTCCTCGAGGTACAGGCTGACGTCCTTGGCCTTGCAGCTGAGATCGGCGAGGAGTTGGCAGACCTCGACATCAGACCCGGGCATCTTGGCGCACTCGACAGGATCACCGTCAAGCGACCACACGATGCCGCCGTTCACGCCAGGGTCGATTGCTACGATGAGGTGGGCCACGGCAAGACCCTTGTCACTTGCCACGCTGGGACAAGCGGAAAAGATTGCCGACGCGGATGGCGTAGTCGTTAGGGGCGAATCCGCGGGCGACGGCGCCGGACCAGCCGACGTTCCAGACGAGGGCCAGTTGCTCGGGGGTGGGGGCGAGGTTGCCGATGCGCTTGAAGTTATCGCGGATGCGGCGGAGGTGGGCCGCGGCGATCATGTCCTGGGCGGTAGCGTCCCGCCACTTAGACCAGGGGAAGCGGTAATGGCCCTCGGCCTTTAAGCGTTCCTCGGCGTCCTTCCACGCGGCGTACCCGACTTGATACATGCCACGCTCGCCGGCCTTGCCGACGGCCTTGCGGTTCTGGCCGGACTCGACCATGGCGATGCACTCGAGGAGGGTGGCCTCAGTTGCGGCCGCGGCGTTGAAGCCGAGGAGCAGCAGGGCGACGATGGAGAAGGGGCGGCTCACGGCTGGCCCTTGCCCTCCTTGGCGGCGTTCCAATACGCCATCATCGTCAGAGTAAGTTTTTCAAATGCGTCCTTATTTACCTCGATTGCAAACTTTGTAATATATCCAAACCCATTCTTTTCCTGTTTTCCATCTTCGGTCAGTCGCAGAATAGATGCCGGGTCTATGTAATACTTGGTCAGCCGCTCGACCTCGGCCTTGAGGCGGGCGCACTCGACTGCCAGCACGCTGTTCTCTGCTTGGCGGCCTTGGCACTCGGCCTTGAGGCGGGCGTAGTCGGCGTGCAGGACATACTCTCCGTCCACATCGCTTGAGTGAATGACGCTGGCTGTTCCATCGTCAAAGGTGACGGCTCTCACGCTAAATCGTGTTGCATCGCTCACGACTGCTTGCCCTCCTTGGCGGCGGCCTCTGCTGCTTTTCCCATCCGCTTGATGATGCCTTCGGCAATCTCAAAGGCATTCGTGAGTTGGCGATTGTCTTCCTTCAGCCGCTCGACCTCGGCCTTGAGGCTGGCGTTCTCGATGCGGGTTGCTTCGCACTCCGTCTTGTTGTCCTCGGCTACGGAACGGAGGCGGGCGTAGTCCTCGTAGGACACCCACTTTCCGACAGGGCTTTGAGCCATTCCAAAGTCAGCGGAATAATGGCTGGACGGCTCGTATCGCTTCGGCTCGCTCACGACTGCACCCCCTTGGCGGCGTTCCAATCCTTGAGGGCTTGCGGCGGTTCAACGCAGTAAGTCCCATTGACGATTTCAGCCATCGCATCCCCGGCCTTTTCCAGCCGTTCAATGTGTTTAACCTGTTGGTCGTTGGAATCAAACAGGTCTTGCTTCATCTTTGTCAGCCGCTCGACCTCGGCCTTGAGGCGGGCGTTCTCGGCCTTGAGGGCGGCGACCTCCTTGTTCAGTTCGCCGACGCGTTTCATCATCGTCAGTTCTAGGTCGCTCATACGCGTCTCGGGACTTGTGATCCGGCGACCTCGAAGCCGTCGAGCTCATACGAGTAGGTGATGCCTACCCAGCCACCGGCGGCCGCGTAAGCCTGGAGCGACACCTTGACGGCGCCGTCTTCGTGCAGGGCTTCGTGGTAGTGGTGCAAGAGTTTCTTCATGCGGCCGGAGGCGAGGGCGGTCTTGGCGGAGCAGATGTCCCCGGTCATGATGCGCTCGTTGATTTCGTAGACTTCCGACAGCAAGGCGACCATGCCGTCGAGGTGCTTGAAATTACTCATGGGGATGTGCGTCTGGGGTGATGGCCGTGCCGCGGATGATGGCGTCGTTCAGGTCAGCGACGCGGGCCTTGAGCGCGCGGATCTCCTTGGACTGGTCCTCGATGATGCTGCGCTGGATGTCGAGGATGTCGTCGAGGCGGTCGGCATAGGCCTTCACGGCGTTGGCGCTCATGTGCAGGGTGCGGGCGTAAGCCCAGGGGCAGAGCCACCAGAAGCGGGGCATCTTGTTCGGTCGGATGATGGTCATGGGTTGGTAGGGGCGGTGGGATGGGTCAGGCATGGGTGACTGGCAGAGCGTGGATTTGCTTGCACAGTTCAACGACCGCTTTCTGAGAGCAGTTGCCGACAACGTCATCGGTGATGGGCGTGTCGTAAGTGATGCCCTCCTTGGTCATGACGGCCACTTCCCAGTTGTCGTTTTCGTTGCCGTAAGAGAACGGAGTCTTGATAATGCTGGCTCCGTAGCCGTTCGGGAACATGATCCAAGCACGCTCGCCCTGGTAGTAGTGCTCGAACATCACGGCTTTGATGGCCTTGAAGGACTTCGGGGGCTTATCCATCATCACAATCTTGGACGACTGGTCCATCTTGTCGGTGTTTTTTGGGGCGTTTTCCATGGCTTTGCTAATGCGGTCGATTTGCTGGAGCAAGGTGACCATCTCGTTTCTGAACGTGGAGCGCTTAGGCATGGGAAAGGGCGGCGAGGCGAGCCTTGCGCTTAAGATAATATCGGCGCTTGATTGCTGCGACCTTGTCAGGGTTACGCTTCTTCCATGCCTTCACATGGATTTGGTGTCTGGTTGGATTGCGGTATGCGCTGGCAGGCTGGGGAACCCTACCAAGCCAAGTAGTCTGAGTTAGCTTGATGTAGGTCGCCAGTGTCTGCTCGTTGATTCCGAGGACGGCAGCGGCTTCTCGTTTAGTCTTCCGGGCCGCGTTCAGCGCCGCGATCTTCGGTAGTAGAGCCTCCAAACGGCGGGCGTTGAAGACGGCGATTGGCTTCAGCAGCGGGATGTCGCGACCGAGGAAGGTCACTGAGGAGACGAACTGAAAGTTAGCGTTAGGCATGGTCTTATTTCGTGCGCTTAGCGTACGGGCCGCGGCGGTTGAGGTTGACCCACTGGGTGTTCGTGATGTCGAGCCACGTCCGCAGAGTGCAGACGGTGGTATCCAGGGCTTCGGCGGCGTCGGACTGAGACTTGCCGGCGGCATTGAGCGCGGCGATCTGCGGGAGAATGGCCTCGAGGCGTCGGGCGGCGAAGACAGCCATCGGGCGCTTGAGGGGGAGAGGACGACCGGCGAAGGTGACGGTCTCCGTGTAGGGGTGGTTGGCGTTGGGCATGGTGGAAGGATTAGGCGAGGTGCCAGCAGAGGATCGTGACCTTCGGAGACTTGGCTGTGCCGGCGTCGCGGTACTCGACGACCTGGTCGAAAAGGGCGCACACATCGGCCTTGGCCTTCGCGGTGACGTACTTGTTGAAGTCGCCGGCGGTGGGCTCGCTGGCGAGGACGATGAGCTGACCGCGGGAGTGCGAGATGCCGTAAAGGGCATAGGAGCCGAGACCTTTGACGTAGTCTTCGGAGTCCTTGAGTTTGGCGGTATCGCGGAAATCGACGACCTTGCGCTTGAGTAGTTCGTTCATGGCCTTGTCGGAGACAAGCACGGCCTTGGGCTTGGTGTTGGTATTCATGGTGGGTGGGAAAATCAGAACTTGTTCAGGATGTCCAAGATGCCGGGGAACTCCGGGTCGAGGAAGGTGGCGAGGGCGTAAGCGGCGAGCGTGGCCCAAAACAGGAT